CCCAGACGCCTACGACTTTGGAATATCTTGTCTCGATCCAAATTTTAGGGCCACCACAAGTTATAACTATTTCAGCCCCCAGAAGTTCGCCTCTTGAATTGTAGATATAGTTAATATCCAAAACGCTCTCAATAAATGAGTTTATCGCCTCATCTTGGCTCACCGAATAATATTCGGCTAACTTATCAACACTAGAGAGTGCGTCCGCTAATCTTAAGTCGCTGTTTAAAAGTTGTTCTTCGCTGTTCATTTTATCTCCTGTGCTCGTTTGAGCAAAATTGAGGGGGCTTTGAAAGGTAGCCCCCCTTAAACCTGGTTTTTACAACTGCTCCCGTCCACCTGAAAACCCATTTTAGATAAGGTTTCGTTAAACATTACTACTTACCGCCTTCCAAGTAATGAACGCATAATTCGATTGACTGAAAGATTTCTGTGAGTGTTTCATCTGAATCCAAAATTGGATCCCAGTCCCAACTGGTGACAATCTGACAAGCATTTTCAGGGTGTTCAAAGTCCATACCAAAGTTGAGATTAACGAGAAGTCCCCCCTCAAAGGAGTCTGGAATTCTGCCTCCGTATAATTCGGTTGCGGTGAAGATAAAATCTCCACATTCTCTCGTAAGCCAGTAATAATCTTCGTACGACTTTTCAGTTGTTAAGGAGAAGTCCTCATCACAAGCACCCCAAACATCTTCGTTAAACATAGCCCTAAAGTTATTCATATTTTATTCTCCTTGGAGGGTAATTCCTCAAGCACAGATTACTATGCACCTTCAGGGTGTCAAGAGATATTTTCATAATTCTTTTAAGGTCAAGAGTCTCTTGAGTTTCTCTTAATAAGAGAAGAGGGGAATAGGATAGTAGAGAACAGATGGTAACCAGGAGAGTAACTAACCCCCTTTCCTTCATCTCCCTTCCCCTCACCAATTAAAACTATAAACCCTTGACCTTAGTTAAGCTGAATGTCTCCAGATAGTTAGGTGTGGTTATCCTTATGTATATACGTAGGTTATAACGTATGTATATGCTGGTAATAGTAGGGTTATGCGTATGTAATGCGTAGGTAATGCCTGAGCAATTCAATGTTAGCCTAGGGGGGGGTATGGGGACTGCTCAGGTGATGGTGTAAATATATACCCCTCCACCTCTTTTTTACAGCCCTTTTTCAAATCCCTTATTGACACTAAGTATTGCAATCATTACACTTAGGATATATTTAGCGTCAATCGCCTTAACACCTTGAGCAAGAGTTACAATCTCGCCTTCTTTCAGGCAAGATGTTTAACACCTTTTCGCAAAGAGTTAATGGTTACCCAACTAAAACGGCCTCTGGTTGCTCGGTGGGCCTCATTGGTATCTCATACAACGCTGGACTTATAAACTTAACCATTAGCTTATAAGTTTGTGGTTAATAAAAACCTTTCTATCTTCAGATTTATCGAATATCTCGTCTTGGCAGACTTACCCTTATACTGCTCGTGGAGTCGTAACTCCTTCTCGGCAATCTTTACAAACGGGGTATGCCCCTAGCCTTTCGACCCTGTAAAGCGAAGACCCCAAGAGTAGCGACCGTAGTCGGATATGTCTACCCTCAGCATCCCAAGTAATCTTTTCAGAACGAAGCCTATTTGGTACTTGGTGGAATTCTGTTAAAAAAACCAGACCCAAATTCAGCATACCACAAAATTTTCAGGAAAAAAAACGAAAATAAGACTTGACACAAGGTAAAATAGGGGTAAACCTAGTGATGTTAATACTTAAGGGGGTTTAATGATTAAAATCTTTTTTTCCGAGGAGGCTTATCAAAAGGCCATTGATGAAAGGGTGATGTTTTTAACAGAACACATCGGTCGTTTGAATAAGACCATTGATGACTTGGTAGAGCAAGTGACCCTATCAAAGCACAAAAAGGTCAATAACTTCATCAAAAACAAGGCTAATAAAAAGAAGAAATAATGACCGCTATTGTGGCTTACAAAGATGCTGAGTTTATTTACTACGGGTCGGATTCCAGAGTCTCTTTTGATAATGGGTCGGTTTATGATACCTGTAATAAGTGGCGGGTGATGGCAGGTCGTTCGTCCAAGTTCCCTATTATTGTAGGGTGTGCAGGTTCGGCTAGGCTGGATAACCTGATAGTGTCAAGTGCTAAAAATTTCGAGGCGGCTGAGACACCTTTTGAGGTGGCTGACTTGATTAAGAAAGCCATTTCACTAGACGGATGGAAAGAAGAAAAGGATGAGGGAGGCGAACCGCCTTCTTATTCGGTTGATGTGTTAATTATCTTTGAAAAGAACCTTTATCGCATTGGTTCAGATTTATCGGTAACGGAGATACAAGACTTTCAGTTTGTAGCCATAGGCAGTGGCGAACCTTATTGTTTAGGGGCGGCTTACGGAAGTAAAAGTAAGAAACCTAAAGAAATGATTAGAACGGCTTTATCCGCAGCAATTAAGTTTGATCCTCACTGCGGAGGCAAGATGTTTATAGGAGCCATTGAAAAATGAGTTTTAAAGCCCCTACCATCCCCTGTAAGCACTGCGACAAGGTTTTATCGCTGACGGAGTATTCGGCCTCGCTATTGGCTTTAAGGGGGCCTTATCACGCTACTTATCTTTATCGCTGTGAATGTACCCCTAGTGAAGTTCAAGTTTTACCCATTGATCGTTACCCCCAAATAGGAAAGGCTTTTTGATGTCCCAGTTACCTGTACCCAAATTAACCTACAAGCACTCGATGAAAGACAACCGAGATGTGATTACTGTCTTTGATAGTTCAGGAAAGACTTTTGTCTCATTTGACGATATCTCTTTAGACCGAGCGATACTGGGAGCTTCCGAATATATTAGATTGAAGATTGAAGATTTATTAAGAATAGCCACCCCGCCTTATTTGAGAGAGCTGCTTAAGCCCTGTGAGAAGAAAGGCGATGGAAGATTGCCAATTGATAAAGCCCAGTGGAAAGAAATTACACTTTCAGATTGGACACACGGCCATTTGGGTGTGATTACCCAAGCCGAACTAGGAAGAATCAGGGGCGTGTCAAGACAAGCCATCAATCAATCCGTTAATCGAGGCGATATTGAAATCTTTGTTTGGCGAGACGAGAAGTATGTGCCATTCGACACGGTGATGGTTCACCCCAAGGTCATTGAAACAATTGGCAATCCGATGGTTTTATACTATGCCGTTCAGAAAGATAAAAAGAAACCCCGAAGACGATACAAGGAGTCATCTTGAAAAAGGGAATGTTAGATACTTTAGCAAATGTTGCTGCAAATCTTGAAAGTTTTGACGGAGTTTATGTCATTACGATTCAGAAGGGCGTAGACCAAAACGATGATGATATTGGTTTTGCTGCCAGTGGTAATACGCTTTCCTATTTAGAGTCTATTGGGCTATCAACTTTGTTCGCAAGGTTTATTGAAGCCGATGCTGCTTTAAGACAAGCCGAACAAAGAGAGGATGATGAAGATGATGAAGATGAATAACTGGGCCAAGTTAGACCGAGAAGCCCTTAGCGGCATTATTGAATATTTAGATTATGCTGAAAAAGTATTTCCAGACGGTACAACCGAAATGGATGTTGATGAGATTAGAGATTTGCTCACGGCTTATACGCATTTAATTATTTGTTGTAAAACACTTTTGCTAAATGCCGATCCTGCCTATCGTGAGCAAGTAGAAAAGGATCTTCTTTTTAAAGGAAAAAAATGAGTCAGCCACAAAGCACAGAAGTTTGGCAAGAAGAAAAGCCCAAGGGTGGTTTTGGCGTTGCGATGACCCCTGAGCAGTTTGAGGCTTTGGCTTTTAAAATGAATTTTATATCTGAAGAAACCGCAAGGAGAGAAAAGGCTGTTGCCGATTCTTTGCAAGATTTAAAAAAGATCGAGGCTGTTAGAACTTATGCTTCTTTTGTTAAAGACATTACAACGAGTATCCAAACGCTAAGTACGCTACCCAATACAGAATTAGTAAGAGAAGAATTATTAAAATCATTACACAAAGTCAATGAGAATTTTACCCCCAGTAAGGAGCTACATTTTGAGGAAGAACTACAACTTCAAACTCTCTCCAGAGCAGTCGAAGCGAATCAAGCGAATGGTGTTCTATATGAACTTCACCCGCAATCCCAAGAAGAAGAAGGAAATGAGACAAAAAGTTAATTCGTACAAGGGTCAGTTAGACCGTATCCGTAGAGATGCTCACGCAGACGAGTGGGTTATCAACGGTATTGCTCACTCACGCCAAGATGTGATTTATAAAGTTTTGGAGTGGGTATCCGAAGGCAATGCTTTAAAAATGTTTGCCGAACAACCTGGGGCCCCTGCCGTTGGAACGATCTATAAATGGTTTAAGAATCATCCTGACTTTGAAAAAGATTTCCGATCTGCCGAAGAAGCGTCAGGTCATATTCTTGCCGATAGAGCCTTGACCGAAGTTCTTCATTTAACTGATAAGGAAGAAGTGCCCGTGGTTAAACTTCGGTATGATGCTCTTACCAGACGAGCCGCACAGATGAATCAACGCTTTCAGGATAAGCAAGTCTTCAGGCAAGAAGAAGATGTTAAAAGTTTATCGGATGATGAACTCAAGAAAAGACGAGATGATCTTTTTGCCAAGGTTAAAGAAGAACTCAGGCAAGAAGGATGGGTAGCCCCTGCGGGTGAAATAGACATAAGTGTTGAAAACAATGAAGTTACAGAAGAAACAGAATCTGATGAAGTAGATAACCCTAATGATAACAACACTTAAACAAAAAAGGAGTCCGAAGACTCCCTTTTCGTTACATCAAAAAGGCTTATTCGGCCTTAGCGGTGTAGCCAGTGGTTTTATAAGCAGAACCCGTAGCGGATTTGCCCATATCAACATCGGCTTTAAAAGAAGCGAACTCAGGTCGAGCCGATTGGCCGCCACCTTCGCCATCAGAAGTTTCCTTCATCAAGGCTTCGGGGCTTTCACCTTCAACTACTTTGATGGTGTTTTTGCCAAACTCAACGGGGAGTCCTGCCATTTTTTTTTCAAGAGACATTTCGTACCTCGTAGATTAAGAGTGCCATCTAAACCCAAATATATTATAACATAGGAATCTTATGAGTGAATGGTCTGAATTAGAAAAAATAGAAATGGAACTTTCCAGAAGGGAACGGGAGAGCAAACTCAAGAACTTTAGACCCTACCCTAAACAACTAGAGTTTATGAACGACAAGCACAAGGTCGTGGCTCTGTTTGGGGGTAATCAATCGGGTAAAACCACCGTAGGATCAGCCTTTGTAGCCTATCACCTTACGGGGGAGTATCCTTCTTGGTATAACGGCATCAAGTTTGACCGACCCGTGATGGTTTGGGTGGCAGGAGAATCCTCAACTCGTGTTCGAGATACCCTACAAGAGAAGCTTTTTGGCCCTTTAGGTGAATGGGGAACAGGTTTAATACCTAAGCAGACCCTTGTAGGTGACCCTATTCGCAAAGGGGGTATTCCTGGAGCCATTGATATTTGCAGAATTAAACATAAATCAGGCGGTACAAGCACCATACAGTTCTTTTCTTATGACCAAGGTCGAGAAAAGTTCCAAGGCAGTACCGTAGATCTTGTTTGGTGTGACGAAGAACCCCCTGAAGACATCTATAAGGAAGCCAAAATGCGTACCATTGCCGCTTCTGGGTATGTTTTCCTTACCTTTACACCTTTGCGTGGTATAACGCCTCTATGCGATGAAATGATAGGCAATAAAGACAACATTTATGGCGTTCATTACCTTACCTGGGATGATGTGACCCATTTATCCGAAGTAGACAAGCAAATGCAGGTAGCAGGACTTGGCCCCCACGAAATTGAAAGCCGTAAATATGGAAAGCCGAGTATTGGTTCAGGTAAAATCTATCAATTTGACGAATCCGAGTACACTGTAACCGATTTTACGATTCATCCTAAGTGGCGAAGCATTGCGGGTCTTGATGTGGGTATTTCTCATCCAACCTGTGCCGTTAAATTGTCTATTGATGATGAATCAGGGGTCGGTTATATCCATAAAGAATATAAAGTGTCTGGAGAAACCTCTATTTACCACGCTTATAAACTAAAAGATTGGCCTTGTCGATTTTCTATTGACCCAAATTCTCGTCAGCGTTCCATTGCAAGTGGAGACTCTCCTTATAAAATGTTTCAAGACATTATGGGTGATGATCGGTTGATTCCTGCCGACAATAGGGTAAACTATGGTATATCACTAATAAGAGCCAAAATCGCTACCGAGCAACTCTACATATTTGAGTCTTGCGTAGAAACCTTAAAGGAAATGCGTTTGTATCGCTTTAAAGAAAACGGAGACATACACAAGGTTGATGACGATTTGATGGATGCGTTTAGATATTGTATAACCGCTTGGGACAAAGCCGTTGCTCCACCTGAGCTGAATAAAAAATATGAGTTAAACTATGAATGGAAGCCAACAAATAAAAGAATCGGTTACTAGGAGATATAATGGGTCAAGAATTTTCGACTATTGAAGCGGGTAAACCCTTTAGCATTACTACGGGTTTAGCCAAATTAGTTCAAGATAAGTTTACTTGGTGCAGGAACTTACGCTTTTTACAACAGGAAAAATGGCTATCCGCAAAGATGGCCTTTGACGGTATTGATTATTACGGTGCGGATGAAGATGCCAACCAATCAGGTATCTTTTTGAATTTTACGCAGATGAAAACAATGGCTGCCTATTCGCAGATTATGTCTACGATGACGGGCCCTGATGGATTTCCTTGGTCAATTAGCCCCACGCCCCATCCAGACTTGGTTCGATTGGGTTATGAAAGCGTCAGAGAAGCCGAAAAAAATCCCTCTTTACCTATGGATTTGCAAACAGAAATTCTCAAAGCCAACATTGCTTGTGACGGTATGCGAGTTAAGATTGCAGATAATTTAGATGAAACACATTGGGAAGAAAAGTTTTCTCGTGGTGTTTTGGATATGGTTATTTTGGGAACGATGGTTGTTAAGGGGCCCTTCTCTGCACCGCCTAACCCAAAGAAGTGGATGCTGGTAGACGAAGAAGAAGACGCAGGTGTCTTGAGCAAGATAAAGGGTGCAATCGGAATCGTGGAAGCTAAAAAGCAAACCTATAAACTTGTTTCTCCCAATGAAGACCCACGACCCGATTTTGAAATTGTTTCTCCGTTTGAATTCTATCCTGACCCTTCCGCTTTTAATATTGAAGATTGTATGTGGGTGGTTCATCGTCACGTTCTTAACAAAGCTCAACTTGTAGAACTGTCTAAATCTCAAGGTTTTAATGCGGAAGAAATCGAAAAATGTTTAGATGCTTACCCTAAAGGAAACTGGACGGCTGAAACTTGGGAATCTCGTGTCTATGCTCTGAATCAAAGACAAACGCCTCTTACTCGTGGTGATAGATTTGTGGCCCTTGAATATTGGGGATACATTTCTGGCCGAGAACTAGAACTCGCAGGTGTCGATATGCCCAATGGCTACGACAAACATAAACAGTATATGGCTTGTATTTGGTCGATTGGTTCTTACTGCATAAAAATTGCTATGAGCCAACTTGAGAAACCTTACATTCCCTTCTTGGTTTGCCCTTACGAAAAAGTTCTTTATAATATTTGGGGTCGTGGTATTCCCGAAAAGATGCGTGACCCACAGGACATCGTAAATGCGGCTGCGAGAGCAATGGTAGACAATATGGGTATTGCCGCAGGGCCTCAAGTCATTTATGACACGAGCCGAATGATTAATGGATTTAAGTTTGAGGGCATTAAGCCTTGGGGTGTTTGGCCTCTTAAGACGCTTGAGGGAATTACAGCCCCGCCTGTTACTTTTGTTCCTGTTCCCAGTATCTTAAACGAACTCAAACTCTTACAAGATAACTTTAAGATGTTCATTCAGGAAGTAACCTCAATGCCTGATATGGCTTCAGGTTATGCAGGTTCGTCATCGGGACAGCACAACCGTACCGCTTCAGGTATGAGTATGTTGTTCAATGCTGCCAATACCTACATTAAAGGCGTTGTATTTAACATTGATAACAACATTACCAAACCTATGATTAGGCGTATTTATGATTGGAATATGCAATATTCTAGCGATATGCTCATCAAAGGCGATTTCAATGTCGATGCAGGTGGAGTCCAGAAAATTATACGAAACGAAGGCAAAATGCAAAGTGTGCAAGAGTTATTGCAACTAATGCAGGATCCTGACTTTAAGCCGTATATTAATAAAATTGCTATTCTTAAAGAGTGGGTACGCAATCACGGACTTAATTCTTCGGATGTTATTAATTCTGATGCTCAAGCCGAAGCCATCAAGCAAGAGATGGCACAGTCTCAAGCTCAGATGGCTCAAAATGCCAATGTGCCTAAACTCCGTGCCGAGATGCCTAGACCTGATGCGTTACTTGAAATGCTCACCAATACAGAGCCTTCAAGTCCTGCGTATCCTGCTATTTACGAGCAGGTTGCCTTGTCTCAGGATGCGATGAGTCCTTCTATGAAGGAATCTATTGACTTGATGAAGGCTCAGTCTTTTGCGGCTGCGGCTCAAACACTTCAATCGTTGCCCCCTCAGTTTGAAACGATGCCCCAACCTTCTCTTTCAAATTTTGAACGAGCAGCAGGTTATCCTCAAACGGCTCCTCCACAATTACCTCAAGTTCCTGCGTTGCAAGGTTTACCCCCGCAACAAGGAATTCCACCTCAAGGTATGCCACAATAGTTGTGGTATAGTATTAAGTATTGGGAACAAACAACTTGAACGATAAAGTTAAGTTACTAGAAGAAATTAAACCGATAGTAAATAGTCCTTACTGGGCTAAGTTACAAATTTTAATTGCTGATATGATTGCCGATAAGCGAGATTCCTTAGAAAGAGTCTCTACCTTTGAGGAAGTGCTGAAGGCTCGTGGAAGTATTGAAGCCCTACGAGAGATAAGCGAGTTAGATAAAGCCATCAATTTTATTGATGAGGCCACTAAGCCACAATTTCGTGACCGTGAGCCCAAATTATATGACCAAGCCAAATAGGCCGTCAGGAGAGAGATATGCCAAAAACAAAAATGCAAGAAATCCGTGAAAACGCTAAACGAGCCGATGATATGGCAAAGCAGTTAGCGGCTGAAGGAAATCTGTTTCCAGCAGAAGGCGTAAAGAGTCAATTTTTTACGAATAATCTGCCTGACCTTTCCCAAGCCCCGACCACTGAATCTGATGTCAATGAAGCGGTACAAGCTGAACCTTCACAACCTGTTACAGAAACAGTTTCTTCAACGGACAACAATTTGAGTGCCAACGAAAATCCATCCGTAGAAGAAGTGAAGGATAATTTAGTTTCCGAGAGGCAGTATAAAGCGGCTGTTAAAGCAATGAATGATGCTCAGAGACAAAAGGCTGAATCAGATCGTATGCTTAAACAACAAGCCGAAGAACACGAAAGATTTAAAGCAGAATTAATGGCTATCAAGCAACAAGTTCAACAAGGAAGTAAACCGAATAATGTATCACTCGTTGACCAAGCATTATCGCCTTATGCCGAAGAATATCCTGACACATTTAAAATGGATATTCTCGCAGCAAATGCCGTCAAGGAAGAAGTGAGGAACCTCATTGATTCAAGATTTCAAAATGTCGAAGACCAACTTCGTCAGTCCCGTGAAGAACAAGATAGATTTAAAGTCCTTGAGCAGATTCGCTTAAGAGATGATAAGGTCAAAAAAGTTCATCCCGATTATGATGATGTTCGTTTATCCGATGATTTTAAAACTTGGATTTATGGTGAAGCACCGAGTCTATACAAAGCCGTTTATGAAGGAGCGATTCCCTTTGATGAGAGGGATGCCGTTAAAATCGTAAGCGACTTCAAATCGTACGCTACTCCACCTGTTGAAAATAAAACTGTCACTTCACGCCCCAAACCTGGTGCAGCCGAAGCTTCCGTGAGAACGGCTTCTGCGGTTGTTGCTGATATGGGGATTAATAATGAACCTGAATTTACTGCTGAAGATATGCAACGACTGCCGTATATGATTAATCGAGTTAAAGACCCTGTACAACGCAAGGCTTTAATGGATAGGGCACAAAATTTTATGACTAAGCAGATTTCAAAAACCAAATAACTTAAGGAAACTTAAATGGCAACTTATAATTTAACCACAGGCATTGATGGTTTATATCAAAAAGGAAGTACAGAACTTACTACCTTTGCGAAAGAAATCGACTTTGCCAACTTTTCGGGCACGGGTAGTGCAGGGGCACAAAATGCTACTGCTGCTATCATCACGATTCCCGCAGGTTTTTACATCGTTGGTTTGACCACGGTTGTATTAACTGCAGGAACTGCCGCAAAAACAATCACTGTTGAACTGTCAAATGGAACCGATCTCCAAACCGCAACCGCTATTGATGCTGCTGCTGGAACGGGCGTATCAACTGCGTTAAATACTTATTTAACAGCAGGAGATACCATCCAAGTCAAACTTTTGGATGCTTCTACTATTGCAGGAAAAATGGGTATTACGGTTGTTGGATTTCAAACTCCTCTAACCTACACCAATTCAACTTACGCTTTTTAATCAATAACTAATTTAAAGGAATTTTAAAATGGGTTTACAAGTTACACGAAGTGGTGCGAACCTTTCGGCTGGTGTATTTGTTCCGCAGATTTACTCCGCTAAACTGCAAGACAAATTCTACGCTGCCTCTGTCGTTCCCGCCATTGCAAATCACAACTGGGAAGGCGAAATTATGGCTTTTGGCGATACCGTCAATATCCGTAAAGTCCCTACCATTTCTATTCAAAACTATTCGGTGAATAGTGCTATCAATTATCAAGATGTGTCTGATGAACAGATTCAATTGCTCATCAACCAAGCGAAGTATTATGCTTTTAAGGTTGATTACATTGATGACTACCAGTCAGATATTGCTTTGATTGATACCATCACTCAAGATGCTGCTATGCAAATGGCAGTCACCGTTGACAAGTCCGTGCTTCAGTCAGTTTATGCTGATGCAGGTACGACTCTTTCATCGGTTGATCTTGCTTCTTTAACTACTGCCACTTACATTACTCCTCTCCTCGAAGCAGGACAGGCTCTTGATGAAAAGAATGTTCCTCGTGACGGCAAACGCTGGGCGGTTATTACGCCTGAGTATGCTCGTTACCTGAAACTGTCTGACTTAAAACAAGTCCTTATTACGGGTGATGATGAATCTCCTCTCCGTAACGGGTTTGTGGGTCAGATTGACGGGATGAACATTTATGTTTCCAACAATGTTCTCAATGCTGTCGGTTCTACCTCTGGTTCACCTAGCCAAATGCTAGTGGGCCACGAGTCAGCACTGACTTTTGCGAGTCAGTTTGTGAAACACGAAATGTTGCCCTTGCAGAACACCTTCGGATACGGAATTAAAGGTCTACAAGTCTACGGATTTAAGACCGTGAAAGCCGATTCGTTGGTTTGTATTCCTGCCTATGTTTAATATTTTTTAATATACATAGCAGTCTCAAACGCAACAGGAGTAAATGGGGGGTTTCGGCCCCCCATCTCTCCCTTACCCAATGGAGATAGAAATGACCAAACAACTTGCAAAGATCGTTAATACCGAAACAGGAAAGGTTTTTGATGGTTCTCACCTATCAAACGCAAATCTTATAGCCCACGCTGAAAACAATAGAGACACCTTTGATTTGGTCTATATGAACATCAAAGAAGATGAAGACGATTCAAATTCGCCCTATACACTACCTAAGCTTATGGCCAAGAGTGTCAAGGAACTACAAAAGTTAGCCACCGAAAAGAACATCACCTTTGGTGTTCCATTCAGCCATATGACTAAAGCAGAAATTGCTAATGTTATTATAGAAAGTACGAAGGGTAGTCAATAAGGAGATTGGATGGCATATACCGTAAGGTCTATACTCGGAAAAACTAGGCTACACAGACCTGATTTACGGGAAGCCGAATTGGATTACTTAACGCAAGAAATTGTGCGTAGAATCTGCCGTCTCACAATGCTATCCCAAACAGAACTTAATTACACAACTGATGGGCCTATCACCCAAATTCCTATCGTAGACCCTGACGGAAACGATATTAACCGAATCCACTTAGTTCGCTATCAGGATTCTGTTATTCCAACTCCAACTGTTCCAACCGTTGCACTTAACACGGGTACGGGTTACGCTCAAGACAAGTTAATTTTTTATACGGTTGTAGCCGTAGGGGGACAAGGTTGGGTATCTAATTACTCTCCTGTCGCTTTCACACAAACCACATCAAGCCAAAAACAAATCATTGTTACAATGCCGCCTATCCCAAATGCACCACAGGGGTTTGACCATTTTGATTTGTATAAGTATGTTTTACCGATTGCATCCCAAAAAACAATTACAGGCATAAGCATCGCTACTCAGGCCGTTATTACATCGGCTGCTCACGGACTTATTGCAGGTGACTTTATTTGTGTTCAATCCGTTGCGGGTATGACTCAGATAAACGGAAAAATCCTAGAGATATTAAGCGTTACCAGTAATACTATTACTGTTGATTTAGATACGACAAACGCTTCAAACTATTCTATTTATACATCAGGTGGATTTTTAGCGTCGGTAGGTGACTTAACAACTTGGTATAAAGCCAACACCAAATTTACTAATTCTTTAACCGCAGGTGTTGATACCGATAATACCTTTGCAGGAACCGTAACGATTGGAAATATCACTTACAACTATGTGAACTTTCAGACGGATACCGCAAGTCTTCCCTTAGAGCCAACGGGAGATTACCGAACGCTAGGCGAAGGCAACTTGGTTGAAGTTAACAACGCACTAGCTAAACCCGATGCTGTCTTTGGAACACCTAATCTTTGGGCTTATGATGCCGAAACAGGTTATATCAAACTATACCCACCGCCTTCTCAAGACCTTCATCAAGCAAGATTCCAAGTTACCTACTCGGTAATTCCTGTTGGAGAAATTGATGAAATACCTTTACTGCCCGAATCAGAAGAAGCCGTTTACTACGGAACTTTAGCTGAGGCTTATATGATTCCTGGGCCTGGGGCGAATCTTGAACTTGCCAAGAACTACGAAGTTAAGTTTAATTTTGAAATGTCTAATCTAAAAGCCATTGCCATTCAGGGTCAAAGCGGAAGACTTAAGGTTATCAGCCGACCTCTTGGTGGCCGTAGGCGTACAGCGTATGGGGCTTTTGGAAGTTCGTGGTCATCTGGTTGGGGTTGGTAATGACGGCTATTGTTTCTACACTTACTCCACAAACCCTAGAATCTTTACGAACCGACCTGCGATTGATCGTTGGAGATAACGAATCGTTATCAACTTCGTATTCTGATTCCACAATGAATCAAGCATTGAACTTTTCCGTACAGCATTACTTGCTCGTAACGGGAAGATCCTATATCCAAAATACGCTTACACTTACAAGTGGAGAAGCCACCCTACCCAGTGCTTATATACAAGTAGGTCGTGTAGGTTACGGCAGTCCTAATAGTTGGTTGCTCCAAAGTTCGGTTACCGAAGAAACCAACAAAAACCCCTTATGGGAAAGTCTTGTAGGAAATCCTAAACGATGGGTTATGTTTGATGGTCAAACCGTTCGTGTAACGCCTGTGCCTAGCAACGGAACGCTTGTCTTGGGTTATGTCGAAGAACCTACGGCAATGGCTGATAAACGCACGATAACGGGCATTACACAAGCATCAAGCGGTGTAGTGACTTCGGCTAATCACGGATTCTCTGTAGGCCGTAAAGTCCAATTTGGTGGCATTACCACGATGACTCAATTAAACAATCAGATTGGTACGATTACGGCAACCACCACTAATACCTTTACGGTGGATATCAATACGACGGGTTATACGGCTTTTGGAAGTGGAACAGGGTATGCCTACGATATGGTAGACCCAAGAGTTCCTATCACTCATCAAAGATTTTTGAAGTATGCTGCGGCTTATTGGTTATTGCTCATTGATGGAGATACGCAGAGTTTTCAAGGGGCAACTGCTTTTATGCAACAATTTATGGAATTGATTAAGGAGTCGTAATGTCACTTATTGGTAATCGCTATGTTCAAGCTGGTGATCCAGGGGCTGTTGGTGTAGGTTACCAGTGGCTCGATACGGATACTTCGCTATTGTTTGAAAGAAATGGATCCAATACCGCTTGGGTTCAAGTCTACAATACCAATCAAGCCAATGGCGGTCTATTGCCCCAAACGGGTGGCTCGGTGACGGGTGCTATTACAGGGACAACAGGATGGGCCCCATCCGACAACGCTAATTTTGCTACGGCAGCCAAAATTGCAGGACAAAATATTGCTACGGTTAATTATGTGAATCAGCAAGTGGCTTCTTTCAACGATGTTATTTCGGCTAAGATATCACAAGCCATAGCGGCATCAACTACTTCAACTCAAACTAATAATAATATTGCAAAATCGGGTAGCGGTGCTAAGAATGATGGATATTTTTCTCCTACGGGTTCACCCGCAGCAAGTACAACGGGAGATGCTGGTGTAACAGCCCTTCCTATAATACCGTTACCATACTATCCCGATAGTGGCGGTGAGGCTCAAGAGTCCGATTGTATATGGATTGGGTCTATGGGCTTAAGTGCATCAGACAGAAACCAATATAATTCTAAAATTGTAGATAATAGCGTTGCAAATAAAAGTTGGATAAATATATTCTACCAATACTCATCTCGTACTTATAAATCATATTCTTACCAAGGTTCAGACAGCACTTTTGGAACAAATTTTACCTATACACCTATGGGTATGAATTGGATGATTATTGCGGTGAATTCTGCACAATGACAAAACAAATCAGATTAGATTTCAGCGGTGGTGTTAATGTCATAGCCGATAAGTCAGTTCTACCTGACAAGTTTGGCACGGTGATGGATAACATTGATGTTCGTAGCGGGTTTCCCCGTTGCTTCAAAGAACCCATATTTAATCAAATTGTTGCTAATACTGATACGACTAAGATATTTAACTTTCGTGGTCGTTGGATATATTCGGAAAATTGGCGTGATTATGTAGCCGACTTTATTAATGGTATTGAACGCATCTATTGGACTGAAAGTATCAATAGCGTTGGATACGATGGTGATGGAGATTTAGCCCCACAAAAGATGATTGAAGGAACCGAGGTTCCATTGGGAACTAGCAGACCAGAAACAGCCCCCATTGTCTCGTCTGGTAAGAGTATTGTTCCGTTGATGAGTCCACCTGTTGCTATTGATGTAGGCGGATTAACCGAGGGCACTTATTATTACGCTGTATCTGCCGAATTTGGCAAAGGAGTCACAGCTCCTTCTGATATTGTAAATGTTGTTATTGCACAAAACGATACGGCTAATATTAAACTTTCTTGGAGTATGGTTACAGATGCTGTTGGCTATATCATTTGGGGTCGTGCGAATACCTATACGGCAATGAAAAGATTACAAAGGGTGTCTTCTGGATCACTTAGTTGGACAGACAACGGTAGTTTGACACCCAAGGGTGACAGCCCCAATGATTACTTTGACAACTCTCCTGTTTCCTATGTATATACCTACGAAAGAGATGTTAATAATGTTTTTAATGAATCAGGATTAAGTCCCATTTCAGATAGGATTACTACAAATGCCTCAAGAAATATAGCCAGAGATTTTTTAAATGATGGATATCTTTCACAACCTACGGCTGTTGATATAAGTACCGATGATGGTTACGCTTTCACGGTAGAGCCTAGACCCTCAACGGTAGACACTTTTCCGTATTATGTACCCATTGAAATTATTGGTGCTGAATATCAACAGAGTTTAAATCAAGTTCTTTTTACAACATTGAATCCACACAGACTTACAACAGATGATGAAATTATATTTACAGGTTCGGCTTGGCAAAGTCCTGCATACAACAACCAAAGATATAAGGTTGTTGTTACTAGCACAACTCAATTTGCTATTTTGAATATACCAGCACCTAATGACCAAATACTTGGGGGAATAGTTGATGATGGATATACCTTTGTCCCTGTAAGCGGTGGTATACAAACAACCAATTTATTTTCAGTTATAAGTGAAACGGGTGAGGGAACGGGTGCAATATTTGATGTAACTTTTTTCCTACCGCCTGTTGGCCCAGTCGATTCTATTGTAGATACGGTAACCGTAGATACTCCTGGATCGGGTTATGGAATTGGGGATATTGTTTATATTCAGATTGAACCAGTTTCCTATCAGTCACAACCTGCACCAGAAAGCATTGAACAAGGGGAATCTTCAACAACGATTACTAATGTTGGTTCAAGCTATCCAAAACCGAGTAGCATTAAGTCTTTTAACTTTACGAGTCCTGGGTCTGGTTACACACCTGGTAATTACTCTGTCTCACTTACGGGTGGATCAGGCACTGGGGCAACCGCAACTTTGAACGTTGATACTGATGGTCTTGTAAACAATGTGCAATTGGTAGATTTGGGTGCAGATTATCAAATTGGAGATGTTTTATCGGCAACCATTACAGGTGGTTCTGGTTTTTCTATATCCGTATCTGATATTAACTATGGAACCTATGAAAATATTTCTCTTACAGGTGGTTCTGGTACTGGGGCAAAGGCCACTGTGACCGTTGATGCTGCGGGTCAAATGGCTGCTATTGATGTTACCGATGGTGGAACTGGATATACCAATTCTGACACCAATTTGGGCGTGTCGGGTTTAGCAACTGGTTCTGGTGCGTTACTTGATGTTCTTGCGACACAAATAAATTATCAAAAACAATATTTTACTATTACTGAAGTTGATAGCAATAATGAAATAAGTATCTGTCGTTCACGCATTACCATCAGTCCCGTTCCAACCGAAGGAACCATTAATGATGGCGATGCAATGTATTTAAATATGTCGGATTCTGCTATTGGAAGAATTTATAGAGTTACTTTTGTTGGAGGGAATGGCTTTAGGGATGGTTTGTATTCAGACATTCCTTTAGTTGGAGGTTCTGGTTCGGGTGCTACGGCTAATATCACTATTGCTGGTGGAGTAGTCACTGGCGTTGATATAGAAAATCAAGGATTAAATTATCTAGTTGATAATATTATTGCACCAACAACATATTCTTTAGAAAGTGAAAATAGCATAAACACAAAAACCCTAACCAATGGCGGAACTGGGTATGTTGATGCTGTCTATGCAGATGTTCCATTAACGGGTGGTTCTGGTAGTGAAGCCGAGGCACAGATAACCGTTGTAAGTGGAATTGTTACCGTAGTTACTATAACCAACTTTGGCAAAGATTATACTGCTGGAGATGCTCTTTCTGCTAACAATGCCAATCTTGGCGGTTCAGGTTCTGGCCTTGTTGTTACCGTTGATTCCGTATATATCGGTGCTGGTGCATCCATAACGGTTACCGCAATTGAAGATGCTGAAATTATTAATGGATTATACCAAGTCTACACAACCGACCTAGATGGTAATCCAATTCCCGAAGGCTCTTTTGATATTAATGAGTATGTTGGTGCTTGGACTGCCCCAACCGCCCTTGGTGCTTCTGCCCAATGGGTTCCGTTCAATGGATATTACCGATATTGGAATCTCTACCGAACAGGTGCAGCAGGTGCGTTTCAGCTTGTAGATCAGATTGATATTTATACTTCTAATTATTTAGATAAAACAAGTACCGAATATCTAGGAACCACACCCTCGTCTTACTATACGGAGAATGGAATATTTGGCCCTGTCCAAGTAGATTTTATGCCCCCACCCTTGGGGCTACAATCACTTACAAGCCACTATGGAATGTTATTTGGGGTTGATGGACAACGAGTGAAGTGGACACCCATTGGACAACCTGACGCTTGGCCCGATGTTTTCTATTATGACTTTACCTATAAGCCCCTAGCCTTATCAAGTTTCGGTACGGCCATTATTGTCCTCTGCGAAGATGCAATTTACCGAATAGACGGTAATAGGCCATCTGAAATGTCGCTATCCAAGACCAATGCCAACGAAGGCTGCATTGCCCCTTACACCGTTCAAAAGACCAACAAGGGTTTAATCTACCTCAGCAAACGAGGGCTAATGATATTCAACGGTATGGATGCCCAATGCATTACGGATAATCGAATCCCAAGTAATATGCTACTTGGCCCAAGCAAACTTGAAAATCCTGTTGATTTTTGGTGGATACCAACTAAACTAGGATACTTTTACGGCAACTTTGCTTTCAATGATGGAGTTTACTTTACCGATGAAAGTGCTAATCGATTTTACCAAACTAATCCTATTCCTTCCGCTATTTATGATATTAAATCTTTTTATCATAATGGTCGCTATTACCTTGTTTATACGACAAGCGATTTCTACTCTGCTCACACTACGCTTTGCGTGGATCTCCAAATTGAAGGCTTTCCTATCACAACCTTGGGCCTGAAACCCATTGATGTCATTGTTAATGAATTAGATGATGCTTATGCTTTATTCGGTAATCAAGGTAATGGTGACTTAACTAACCTATCAACCTTTAAGGCTCAGAACTCCGAAGCCGAGCCTTTTGTAACCGAAGAAACCTATACCGTTCCCTCTAGCCCCTATGTGGTAACGGTAATCAATTCAACTACTTATGTATCTAACCAAAGTGTTTATAACTCTACTGATAGTGTTTTAATGACCGAGGTTGCAAGTAGCCCATCTACTAACGAATATATGGTCACCAATGGGGTTTATACTTTTGGTTCTGCCAATCAAGGCAAACAAATTATTATTACTTATCAATTTGGTTTTGCTGTCAATGCTGGACTTAGTGTTTGGAAGTTATTCAATGGCAAAAGCAATATGCCTCTTGTCATTCGTTCGGGTCAAAAAGGATTCGGTAATACCACCGAAAGAAGGAAGTATGAACATCTTGAGTTCTACGGCAACGGAACGCTTTACGCACGATGCTACATTGATGGCAATTGGATTGCTGATGATATTGTAAGCTTGACCGAACTACCCTCTAAGGCAAGGAAGTTTAATCTACCCAAAGGGCAACGACTTGGCTACAACTTGGACTTTGAAGCCTACGGAGATACCAATAGGTTAGTGGTAGAATATGGCTATGCAGAAATGGAGAGTCCGTCTTAATGTACCATCGTGTTTCTCAGGTTTCTGTCGAAGAAATCAATCGTGTTTTAAGGTTAGTTCAGGACAGTCCCAGTCTAGCGTATAAGGACAGGGGCGTTTCTGACACCAAAGCCGATTTGGGTGGTATATCTCAAACAAAAAACACAGGCATTTTTATCGTTACTCAGCCAACGCCTATTGGCTTAACAAGCACTACACCAATTAATTTATCTGTCTCATATAGTACTGTCTATCCGACCTTTGGATGGGGTTCTAATTGGGGCAATAACTGGGGTCTATAATGAGTCAAATTACAGGGCCCGTATTTAGTATATTTGGGGGTCAAACCAACGATGGCGAGTCTCAGTGGAGACAGGCCACCAATCAGGCCCTATCTAAGATTGATGCGACCATATCCCTATCCGTACTTAATGTTGAACAAATTACCGTTCCAGCAACTCCGACCCTTGGAGACAGGTATCTTATTGGTACAGGGGCTTCGGGGGTATTTGCAGGTAGAGCCAATCAATTAGCGGTTTATGGGTATTCAGCCAATGGAACACAACAGTGGAACTACTATGCTCCTATTGACGGTTTAGTAGCCTACGAAACATCCACTACTTATACTTGGGTTTATCAAACATCAACGGTTTCTTGGGTTCCCAAACCCGTTGCTTCTGCTGCCTATATTATTCCCAATGTAGGAACGATAAGTGGAAGCACAATTACGGTTACAGGTGGTTCTCCAAATCAGGTTATTGACACTATTGACAAACTTACTTTTTCTTCTGCCAAATATACCATACAAACCAAATACACAACTAACTATCAGGTTACCGAACTTCTTGTTACATCGGATGGCACAATAGCCCAATATACTGAATATGCTAAACTTAAATCAAATCTTGATTTAGGAACCTTCTCGGCTGCTATATCAGGAAACAATATACAACTTCTCTTTTCGCCATCTAATTCTGGAACGATGACCCTTCGTATTATGAGAACAGCAATTTATATTTGAGGATAAATAATGTCTAATCAACAGTTTAAAGTAATTTTTGGGCTAGACGCAAATGCTCAGAACATTTCTAATGCCGCTTGGGATGGGGATGTTATTTCTGTTGCCAAAGGCGGCACGGGTACAGCCACAGGTTCTATTACAGGCACAGGTGCGTTGAATTTTACCGCAGGTGGTGCAAATAGTAGTATTGTATTAACTCCGACAGGTACAGGAACGGTTAATGTTGGTGGCTTTAAAGTTACCAATATGGCTACACCCGTAAGTGGAACCGATGCTACTACTAAAGATTATGTTGATAACTTAGTTCAAGGTC